GATACAAAATCTGAGGACCATTTGTATGACGCCTTACGGTACGGCATTATGTCCAGACCCAGGTTCTCTATTTTCGACTACGACCCGCATGGCAGACCATCGTCAGGTATGCAAGTAGCTGACTCCACATTTGGATACTAAAGGAAACAACTATGGCTGAAGAAGAAATCCCTATGGAAACAGATGCTATCTCGCTAGAAGACAGCGATGATACCAATGTTACTGACGCTGAAATCTCATCTCTGATAGCCCATGTCCACGACTCGTATAAACGAGCAGAAGATTATCGTTATCAAGACGAAGAGAGATGGACACGTGCTTATAGGAATTATAGGGGTTTGTATGGACCTGATGTGCAGTTTACAGAGGCTGAAAAGTCTCGCGTGTTTATTAAGGTAACAAAAACTAAGACGCTGGCTGCATACGGTCAGATTGTTGACGTTCTTTTTGCTAACAATAGATTTCCGCTTTCTATTGAGCCAACAGAACTACCAGAAGGTGTGGTAGCTGATGTAAACTTTGACCCGCAAAAACCTCCGCAGCTACAAGACCCAATGGAAAGTCCATATGGTTTTGAGGGTGACGGACGGGATATTCCACGGGGTGCCACACAAAAGACACTCATGGATATGCTGGGTCCACTAGATGAAAAACTATCTGACCTAGAAAACTTGGAAGAAGGACCGGGCAAAACACCCACCGCGATAACTTTTAGTCCTGCGATGATTGCTGCAAAGTCAATGCAGAAAAAAATTCACGACCAGCTAGAAGAGTCAGGTGCAAACAAGCATCTTCGTAGCACAGCTTTTGAAATGTCTCTGTTTGGCACAGGGGTAATTAAAGGACCATTTGCTATTGACAAAGAGTATCCCAACTGGAATGATGAGGGAGACTACGACCCGCTTTTCAAAACAATACCACAAGTGTCGCATGTATCTGTTTGGAACTTTTATCCTGACCCAGATGCAAACAACATGGATGAAGCGCAGTTTGTTATTGAGCGTCATAAGATGTCGCGCACACAGCTTCGCTCTCTGAAACGTCGCCCATACTTTAGGGGCCAAGTTATTGACGAAGTTATTAGCTTGGGTGAAAACTATACAAAGAAGTATTGGGAAGATGACCTTGCGGACTATGCGCCAGAGCATGGCATTGATAGATTTGAGGTTCTTGAATATTGGGGTACTATCGACACGAGTATGTTGGAAGACAACGACGTTGATATCCCAGAAGAACTAAAAGAGTTTGACGAACTGCAAGCAAACATCTGGGTTTGTAATGACAGACTACTGCGTGTTGTTCTAAATCCATTCAAGCCAGCAAAGATACCATATCACGCATCACCATATGAACTCAATCCATATAGCTTCTTTGGTGTGGGTATTGCAGAGAACATGGATGACACGCAGACGCTGATGAACGGCTTTATGCGTATGGCTGTGGATAACGCCGTGTTGTCAGGCAACCTGATTGTAGAAGTTGATGAAACTAATCTTGTGCCGGGCCAAGACTTGTCTCTATATCCGGGCAAAGTCTTCCGTCGTCAGGGTGGCGCACCGGGCCAAGCTATCTTTGGCACAAAGTTTCCGAATGTGTCATCTGAAAATATGATGTTGTTCGATAAGGCGCGGATACTAGCAGACGAAAGCACTGGCTTCCCGTCGTATGCACATGGACAAACAGGTGTGCAGGGTGTGGGTCGAACAGCCAGTGGTATTTCTATGCTGATGAATGCCGCTGCTGGTGGTACAAAGAGTGTCATCAAAAACGTGGATGACTATCTTTTGCGTCCGCTTGGTGAAGGCTTCTTCCGCTTTAACATGCAGTTTGACTTTGACCCTGAGATAAAGGGTGACCTTGAAGTAAAAGCGCGAGGCACAGAAAGTTTAATGGCTAACGAGGTTCGTAGTCAGAGGCTGATGCAATTCCTTGGTGTAGCAAGTAATCCTGCTTTGGCACCATTCGCTAAGTTTCAATATATTATTCGTGAGATTGCAAAATCACTTGACCTTGACCCCGACAAGGTTACTAACAATATGGATGAGGCTGCTCTTCAAGCTGAACTTCTCAAGGGCTTCCAAGCCCCAGCAGAAAATCAGCAACAACCACCGGCTGGCGCTGACCCGACAGACCCAACTGGTGCAGGGGGTGGCACAATCGGTGTAGGACAAGCACCTGTGCCGGGTGAGCAAGGATTTAGTGCAAATGGACAAGGAACTACTCAACAAGTTGAAGCCGCTGGTGAACAGCAAGCAGTGGCCCCACTTCAGTAATTATATAGAAAGTTTAATTACTATTCAACAAAAGTCATTGGAACAAGCAGACAATGAAATCTTATTGTATCGTTCACAGGGAGCGATAGCCGTGTTGAAAAAGATGCAGCAACTAAAAAATGATGTGGTAACACAAGATGTCAATATTTAAAAAACACTCACGTAAAGAAGTTGTTCGCGCTATTGAGGCGCATGAGGTAGGTCCGTACAAGGATACTAAAGAGGGCTGGCCTTATATCTTTACTGGTGTGTCTAGAAAGAAAGACCCGTCATCTGCTTTTGGTCCTAGACAAATAACGTACTCTACCATTAACAATGCCATTGCCGCGTATAAAGATAGAGGAAATAAACTCTCACCAGAGTTACAAGCATATGCAGATAAACTTATTGCACAAGGAAAAAATAAAGTAAATTTAGACCAAGGTGCAGCAAAGTTTTATAGTGAAGCAGGTATAGGCGTTGAGCGTGAAGCAACAGCAGCGGATAGAGCATCCTTTGGTTCTTTTGGCACTGGTTTTATTCCTAGAGAAGACCACGAAAAATATTATGACAAAATTGCCGACATTGTATTTGATGAAAAACTTAGAGAAGCTAAAGCACTTGGTGTAACAGATGTTGATGGGTTTTTGCGCGTGTATCATGGCAGCAAAAATCCTGAGAACAATTTAGATTATCAAGATAAAGTTAATAGATATTTAAATGACCCAAGTTTAATAGACCGCAAGCCCGGTCTTTTTGGCATGGGCATGGTTATTCCGGGAACCCGAATTGGTTTTGATGAGGGCGGGGATGTACCATCTAGCGAACAAACAGATAAGCTATTATCAAAAGAAAATGTAAAAGATGCTGCAATGTTTGGCGCAGAATTTATTCCGGGCGTTGGAGAAGCATTAGCCATCAAGCGCACGTCAGATGCATTAGATAAGAAAGATTATCTTGGTGCAGGTATTGAGGCAACCGCTGGTCTTCTTGGTATTATTCCGGGCGTGGGCGATTTGGCTGGTAAGGGTTTACGCACGGCTACTAAAGCATTTCGGAAGGCAGACGTAGAAGAGGCTGAGAAATTATTAGATAGCCCTGAAAGCATGAAAGTTTGGCAAGATAAAAATCGTCTGCCAGAAAATCAAAGACAGGTAAACCCAGAGGCTTCACGACGGGCTGCAGAAGATTTGTTTGAAGGAGAGATAACATCTAAAGAGGCAAGACAAAGAATTAAAGATGCTATTCCCGACTCAAAACAATATTCTGCAGAGGATATGCCAGATATGCCAACAGTTACTGAGTTGACAGGTTCTTTAGGCAAGAAGGCAGGAAAGTTTGGCGTTCTGGGAGTAAAAGGTTTTGATTTAAAGGCTGGACAAAAAGTTTCATCTCGTTTAGATATACCCGCGTACAATACTTATGACACTTGGGTTGTTTCTATTCACGATGGAACCAAAGATGCTGGCTCTGTTGTTGGTTTTGGACAAGCTATTAGACTTAAAGATATTAGCTTTGGCTCAAAGTCTAAAGAAGCTCTCAACATTGCTAGAGGTAAAAGAACTACACCAGCAGGAGAGGACAAGCCTTTTGGCAAATCAACTATTGCGCGTATCTTTGGAGATTATGTGCCTGAAGACCCATATGATTTGCAAAATGAAGCAAGACAAATACTAGCAAACAAATCTCCTGAGTGGACCCAAGTTGGTATGAATCCATATCGTGGCAGTGCTTTCTTTGACAAAGCTACGGGAAGTCCAGTATTTTCAGCAGATGAAGTTATACAAGTTGGTCCGTTGGTTTTAGCGAAAAATGTACAGAAGCCTACCATGAGCCAACTAAGAGAAATGGCAGTAAGAACCAGAGACGGCAAACTTAGAACTTTTAGCGAAGGTGGAGATGTTTCAATGCAGAAACAAATGGAATTATTTAACGAGGGCGGCCTCATGGATGAAGGAGGAACAACAGACCCCGTATCAGGCAATGATGTTCCAGTAGGCTCCCTGCAAAAAGAAGTGCGTGACGACATTCCTGCCCAACTCAGTGAGGGCGAGTTTGTTATGCCAGCCGACGTTGTGCGCTATCATGGTCTGGACAAAATGATGGCACTACGAGATGAGGCAAAAGCTGGCCTTGCACGTATGGAAGCGATGGGACAGATGGGTAACGCAGATGAAGCCACAATTCCTTCTGATGTCCCGTTTAACATGGATGACTTAATTATGGATGATGAGCCTATGCAGATGCAAGTTGGTGGTTTTGTTCCACAACTTCAGCCATACACCTCTTTGCAAGGACAACAACCTACTGGGTTTGTACAACTCCAAGAAACCGCACCTGTGCAGCAACGCATTGCAAGCCCGTATGCAATCGCTGAGTCGCCGCAACAAACTGATGAACTAATTACAGCAGAGCAGCTTGTGCCGCGTGTTCAAACAGAATTTAAAACATATGTTAATGCGCAGGGCCAGACCCTCCAGATACCGTTCATTGATGGTCAACCCCTATACCCAATTCCACCGGGTTACACTTTACAGTCAGTAGATGCTCAACAAGACCCTGTGCAACAAGAACAACCCGTACAGGCTCCGGCACGACCTGTGCGAGAAGATGACCCATCAGATGAGCCAAGCACTGCGCCAGCAGCGACTGCAGTGTTTGGTGGCACCGTTTCAAATGGTCGTATATTTGGTGGCACAACATATGAAGTGTCGTATGATTCCAGTGGAACCTCTGCGCCCGGAATACTTGGAGCCTTGACAGGACGAGTAGACCGTGTTACACTTACACGTGATGGTAAACAAGCAACCATGTCACGGGATTTGTATAATCAGCTAAAAGAAAACAGAACAAGCCCCGAAACAACAGAAATTATTAATCAACTATTTAGTTATACTGACGCGGCTAATCAATCAATTAATCAGTCAGCGGGATTAGATAGAGGGTTTCTAGGCTTTGGTGGTAATAGAAAAGAAATTGAGAATGATGCCGCCCGTGAAATTTATGAAGACTTAGGTTTAGAATATAAAAATCAACCGTTGTCTGAAGCACTCATGGTGCAAGCAGAGACTTTGAGGGAGCAAGCTGCAACAGCACAACCAACAGTAGCACCAACTCCAGCGGACATTGACTATGAGGGCGTAGTCGCAGGTGAAGCTGCACGTATAGCAGAGCAAGGTTTCCCCGCAAGAACCGCTGATGGTATTGGTACTGGACCACTTCCTAGTGCTACACTTACGACTACTGGCACTCGTGCAGAAAGCCCAATTATGGCAGGAGGTTCACGTTCTACCGCGATAGGCACGGGCCGTCCTGCAACAGAAGGCGACATTGCTAGGCTGTTTGGACAAGAAACAACAGCCGCTGGTACACGCCTTGACCCAATGGAGATTGGTTTCCCTGTAGGCACTCGTCTTACTGGGCCGGAAGAACAGCTTTCCGACTCAACACGTATGACACGCTTTGACGCACCAACTGCGCCTGTCTTTGCAGACGCAGAAGTTTCTACCATCAATCGTTTTGGTAAACTTACAGATTATCAGAAGGTAGGTGATAACTTCTTCCGCATAAAAGCAGATGGCACATTAGCTGCTGCACCAGCAACTGGGCTTACAGCAATGAACTTGCGCAATCCTGACTCACCCATTGTAAGTCGTCAAATGGTATCTCGCCCTACAGGCGATGATATTGCATTACCAATGGCACGTCCAACAGCACTGGAACGCGACGTAGGTATGCGTCTTACTCCTGCCCAAGAAAGAATACTTGAAGAGGAAAGACGTAGGCAACAACGACAGACCACACCTCTCACATCTTTTGAAGTTCAAGCAAGGGCAGACCGCGACGATAGTCCTTCTCTTACTCCGGCTGAGATTGATGCTATGGCAGACCGCGACTTTAGCGATGCGCGTCAGGCAGAAATTGACAGAGAACGTGCAGAGGCAATCATTGCAGAGGAAAGTCGTCGTCAACAAAGTCAAACAGATACAGATGAAGCTGACAGAGTTGCTGCAAGAGAAGGTCGTAGTAACATTGTAACAGATAGTTCTGGTCGTCCTGTAACTTCCCGAAGCACAGGTCGTGCGGTAACAACAGCGAGAGGTCAAAAACTTCGTGAGAGTGGTTCTTCGGGTGATGCTGCTATTGAGCGTCAAGCTGATGCAATGCGTAGAGAAGCAAACCGTCGGGAAGAAGAGCAACGTGCGGAACGAAATCGTCAAGAGATGGCGAAGCAGTCTGGTAGCACTCAGGCTAGTAGCCCCGGCGATAAATCTCGTGCCGGTGAAGATGGTGGTGGTGGCGACCCAGAGCCAACAGGAACATACTGTTGCACAGCATCATGGAAGCGTAATCAGATGACCATCACTGAAATCAAAGAACTTCGTAAGTGGCATCGTCAACAATCTAACATGTGGCAAGAGGGATATGATATCTGGGGCAAGTGGGTTGCAAATAATCTTGTTGCTAAATCAGATTGGTCAGCATCTGTTGTTAAAGATGTATATGAAGCATTTATTAACAAAAAGTATACTGCAAAGGGCTTAATTGGTCTGTCAGTAATTATTCCTGGCGTCTATGCCACAGCAATTTATCGGAGAATGAAGAACTATGGACGAGTTACTTGCACTAATTAGAGAGCGTTATATGTCGCTTTCTGAAGAAGAGAAAGATGATATCCGTCGTCTTATGGGTACACAAGAAGGTCGCGTACTTGCAAAGTTACTTGGCCCTGACCTAATGCAACAAATTCGCTTGAAGCCGCCACAGGGTGCTTCTCGCAAACGTGGACTAGCAGCACGTTAAACAGCTAGATTAACTGGCCTACCCATCCCCCTGCATGGCTACGATGGCCCCAGATAGGAGAAATCTATGAACGACACAATCATGGCTGAAGAGATGAAGCCGCAAGAAACTAAGGCATTTGTATCAAAGCCGTATAGTAATGATGAGCGTATCAAGAAAGAAGAAGAAGAACTTGAACAGCTTATGAAAGAACAAAAAGGTGAGGTTGAAGAAGTTGAAGAAGAACCTGCCTCATCTGAAGAAAAGACATTTAAGAAACGGTATGGTGACTTGCGTCGTCATACACAAGAAAAAGAGCGTGAGTTTCAAAAACAACTGGAAGAATTAAAATCGCAGCTTGACACTGCTACACGCAAAGAAATGCAACTGCCAAAGTCAGATGAAGACCTAGAGGCTTGGGCAAAGGAATATCCAGATGTTGCTGCTATTATTGAAACTATTGCTACCAAAAAGGCTCAAGAACAATCTAAGGAACTTGAGGACAAGTTTAAGGCAGTGGATGAAATGCAGTTCAACGCCAAGCGAGAAAAAGCAGAGGCAGAACTAATGCGACTGCATCCTGACTTTGACGAGATTAGGGATAGTGATGACTTTCACGAGTGGGCTGACGAACAGCCTAAGTGGGTACAGGAAGCACTCTATGAGAACGACAATGATGCTCGTTCTGCTGCCCGTGCTATTGACCTGTACAAGTCTGACAGAAACATCACTACTAAGAAAAAATCAAAAGGCAACGCCGCAGAAGCTGTCACATCAAAGAATACTAGAAGCAAGCCGCAAGAGAATGAGGCATCTTCTTATCTAAAAGAGTCAGAAGTTCAACGTATGTCTGCACGAGAATACGAAAAGCGTTCTGATGAAATTATGGATGCTATCCGTTCAGGAAAGTTTATCTATGATATATCGGGTTCAGCCCGATAAAAAAGTGTTGACAAATAGATATTTTTTAGTATAACTATAGTCAACTTAGGTGTAAGTGGGTTCGCTACCTGCTTACATCCCACCGCAAACGCTACAGTCTTATGGATTACCTGACGAGCGTGGCCCGTTGAATATTTGGTCGGCCAACTAAATATGATACGCACCCATAGCGAATCAGCCTCTGATTAGTCTGGTGAGTTTGCATCTGTGAAATGCTAAATAGGAGAAAATATCATGGCATTCAAAACCGCTGCCGGGTATGGTAATCTCCCTAACGGTAATTTTTCACCCGTCATTTACAGCAAACAGGTGCAGGTCGCTTTCCGCAAGGCCGCTGTTTGTGAAGCAATCACCAATAACGACTACTTTGGTGAAATTGCGCAAATGGGTGATTCCGTTCGGATTATCAAAGAACCCGAAATCACTGTAAAGGAGTACGCACGTGGTGCGCAAATTACTCCGCAAGACCTTGATGATGAGGACTTTACCCTCACCATTGATAAGGCAAACTACTATGCCTTCAAGGTTGACGACATCGAAGAGGCGCACAGCCACGTAAACTTCCAGACTCTGGCAAGTGACCGTGCTGCTTATCGTCTCGCTGACCAGTTTGACCAAGAAGTTCTTGGTTATCTGTCAGGCTTTAAGCAGTCCGCTCTTAGCACTGCTGCTGGCACCGCTAACGACGTAGTAAGCGGCTCCAAGGCAGTAACGACTGCTGGTTCCGACGAACTTCTTACCAGCATGAAGCTGCGTAAGGATAGCTTCGGCAATATCACTACTTCGTCTGCTGGCGACCACTCAATTCCGCTTGCAGCACGTCTGCCGGGTGCAACTGCACTTCCGACTGCTACCGCCTCTCCTCTGATGGTCATTTCCCGCATGGGACGCCTTCTTGACCAGCAGAACGTAGACACGCAGGGCCGTTGGCTTGTTGTTGACCCCGTTTTTGTTGAACTGCTGAAAGACGAAGACTCACGTCTTCTGAACTCTGACTTTGGTGGTTCTGGACTGCAAAACGGTCTGGTTATTAATAACCTGCACGGTTTCACTGTCTACACTTCCAACAACCTGCCGTCTGTAGGTACTGGTCCCGCAACCACTGGTTCGGCTAACCAGAACTCTAACTTCGGTGTGATTGTTGCCGGTCATTCTTCTGCTGTTGCAACTGCAGAGCAGATTAACAAGACCGAAACTTACCGCGACCCGGACAGCTTTGCTGATATCGTTCGTGGTATGCATCTCTATGGCCGTAAGATTCTTCGTCCTGAAGCAATCGTAACTGCCAAGTATAACGCTGCTTAAAGGAGGATATAATGGCTACTTTTGACATGACCTCTTCGGCAACCGCCGGGGTTAATTCAAATTCCATTGCTGTGCTTCCCGCAAGCCGCGATGGAATGAATATGCGCATGGTTGAGGCAATCCTAGACATCAGTAAAATTACTGACTATAGCTGCACCAACGGCGACATCTTCCAGCTTCTGGAAATCCCTGCAAACACCTTTGTGCTGTTTGCCGGTGCAGAAGTTCTGACTGCCTTTGATGGCACGTCTCCGACTGTCGATATCGACTTTGCGGCTGGCGATGACATCATTGATGGCGGTGACGTATCCTCTGCAGGTTTTCTTGCGGAAGGTACTAATGGTCAGGCTAACGACACTATGACAGGTGCCGCATCAACCTTTACTCAATTTGTAACGACTACCGATACGATTGACGTGAAGCTGATTGCATCATCTGCCGACGTTACTACCGGCAAACTTCGCGTGTACGCTTGCGTCATTGACGTAAATGGTGCGCAGGAGTTGGCAACGGAAGTTGACCGCGATACTCTCGCATAACTAATATGGGGGGCGGCAGAAGTCGCCCTCCTAACTCTTTAGGGATTTCTTATGGCGTATAATTATCTGGACATCACAAACGAAGTCTTGGCAAGGTTTAACGAAGTGGCATTAACCTCGTCTAACTTTGGCAACTCTCGTGGTTTTCAGACACAGTGTAAGAACGCTGTCAACGATGCCATCAATTATATTTATCAGCGCGAGTTTGGCTGGGCATTTAGTCACTCACTACAAACCCAAACACTTGTTGCTGACCAGACACGATACACAGTAGACTCTTCTTTGTATCATGTAGACTATGAAACATTTCGTATTGAAAAAAGTGATGCGCTTGCAACAGCGGGAGTGTCATTGCGCATACTAGAATATAAAGAGTATGTAGATAAGTATATCGACCAAGAAAGCACATCTGACGTGGGCGGTATACCTATCTATGTATTTAGAACACCAGACAATAACTACGGCTTGTTCCCCTATCCAGACAAAGCATATACG